GATCCAAAGGTTGAAGAGGTTGCTGTTGATCTTGCATTTGCATTCTGTGCAATAATCTCAAAAGATGCCGTTACTTCTTCTCCTGCTGTTCCTGATATTCCCATAGTTGCAACCTTACAACCAAGAAAAACCTCGTATTCTCCTGTACCTCTTTGTAATCCAATAGATAAAGAAGGGAGCTCGCCATCAGAAGCAGGTTCATAATCATGTTGATACTGAGGAGTAGCAGGAGATAGATCTGTAGTTGTTACAGCACCGATAGCAGCCTTCAAAAGCATTCCTGTACCTTCATAAAGCAAAGGAAGATCAATAGAACCTCCAACATTTAAGAAGGCATCAAAATGACCATTCTGAAATCCTCCTGCTCCTGATTGAGATAGATGTGTTTTTCTTTCCTTCTCTTGTGTTTTCTGAAAAGATGCTGATATGATTCTATTATCAACTGGCATAGATGAAGCAATTGTTCCATAAGTTGCTTCTTCTCCTAACTTGATAAACGCACCACGACCGAATTCTAAAGGCATAATATCCTCCTATGTAGGTAATAATTTTCTAACTTGTAATAAACACGATAATATAAAAACTTCATTATCTGAAGTAAAAACTTTTATTCTAACAACATAATCAGTATCCGCTGTTCCTGCCTGAACTCTAGCACGAACCCAACCTGCAATTATTCTGGTCTCTCCTAGAGCATACATTGCTGTTTGATTCGCACCCAAAGAATCTAGAACATTTACATCAATATAATCTAGGCCTTTAAAATCTAGTCTTTCATTATATGGCAATGCACGAGGAGCAAGCAACTGAGAGATGGGAAACCATATATCTATTTTTTCATCAGGATCTTTTTGGAATATCGTAGTAGGAACAGTAGATAATCCGGATCTGACTTGAAAGTTTACGACATTTCCAAAGGGAGCACCCAAATAAGCAAAGGTTGTTTTAGGTGTGGTTGTTGTAACACTACTAGATAAATCTGTACTTTGATCTGGATTATCCCAATAGATATAGATAACGTGCATAACGTTACCCTCTGTCATTGAGAATCCTGCAACCCTGAAAAGGCTTGATCTTGTTGTTGCATTCCAGGTGAATCTTTGAAATGTAAATGCCTCTCCATTCTTATCTGCAAGAACAACATCAAAACCATCTGTTCTAACATTATTCCAAAAGTCATCATAATCTTCAGGAACAACAAAAGAGAATTCTATTGTACCCTTTGAAGTTGTAGATGTATCTATAACCAAAGGGAGTCTTCTTTTGAAATCTGAATTATACCAACTCATCTATACACCGAATTGAGATTGATGGGATACCCTCACCTCTAATAATGAGATCCCTGTGTTAGATATACCATATTCCTCACCATCTAGAGCAGTAAAATTAACAATTACATCTTGAGTAAGACCGGATAATCCTAGTGTACGATCTGAAGTGATCGCTTTTTGAATATCTCCTGCTAGATTCATGGCATTCTTTATTCTAGTTTCCAGAACATCACCACCTGCGTAACATACAATTTGATATACAGACTCTCCTATATATCTTCCTAATGTTCTTCCTTGTTGTTCTATGGTATCAATAAAGACGATACTAGCAGATGGAACTTGAGGAGCATTCACAACAGCACCAATAACAACACGATCAGAAAGATCAAGACCTGAAAAACCGCTTGAAAAATCAGCAGCTGTTAAAGTCTTCAATCTAGAAAGCACTTGCACATGTATGATATCAGGCATTAATCTGCTCCCAGAGCAACATTAAGAAGAGAAGATAACCTATCAGGAAGACGTTCAGATTCTGCGTTGACAGCCCTACCCAGAAACAAACGAGGCTTGATATAACCAGTACCAAATTCAACATATTCAGCATAATCTACATCTGTTCCTGATGAAGATCCGCCTGCTCTTAGAACTACCCTAGGAGAACCTAGAGGAGCATCTACAAGACCTGTGATAGAAGATCTAAGTCTTCCTGTTCTTACTTTTGGATAAGAGGTTGCATTGATCTTTGCATCTCTTTCCATTCTTAGAGCGGATCGAATAAGGACCCGTTCTAACTCTAGGAGAAGTCTATTATCTGCTTCTCTTACTCGCTTGAGGAAATCATCAAAAGATAGTTGAGACATTTCTATAACCTCTCAATATTTCTTTGACCTCTTCAGGCATTGTTCTAGGTGATAATGTAACAGTACTATTTCTTTGTGTAATAGATACGTTTCCTTGATTGCTTTTTGCACGTTGTAAATGGGCACAATACACACAAATAGCATGTACAAGGTCAGAAGGTGGGTTTGATGTACTGAATCCAAAAGAACCGACAATCTTAATAGCACGAAAACCACGATCAAAAGTATCAGGAGAAGTATCATCTAGGATAACCCTTCCTAACTCCTTATCTATCTCGTATTGAGATGAATCGATCAAAGTACTAGAACCATAAACCCTATCAGCATCTGAATGAATAGATGTTATTGATACAATGGGTTTTATAGGTGATTGCAGCACATACTCTAGACCGTACATAGATCCATCAGCAAATAATGTATATGTTGATTGATCTAAGGTGTAAGAGGTTGCACTATCAGACAAAGGAAAACCCAAGTAGCGAGCAATAAAACCCTCTACTCGGGTAATAAGTGAGGTTAGATCTGCATCAATACTAGATCCTTGTATCTCAGGAAGATACTCTTTTAATACTGATACAGATACCAAACTCATTCATTTAAATCCTAGATATCACGAGCAGGAACGCACTTGAGAACAAATAGAATATCATTAGATGCTATTGTTCCTGTTACATCACATTTAACTTGTATTGCCTGACCTGCTTCAAATCTCTTTGAAACACCATCTTGAAGATCAAGTTCTTCAGGCTCATTCAAAGAAAAACCTGCTTCATCATCTGAATCAACACTGAACAATACATCAGTATCATTATCAGCATATACTTCACAGACCAACTTATTACTAGCACCATCCGCAACATTAGCAGAAGGGATAATGTAAGCGGCCTCAACTCGACAATCAACAGGAGCAACAATAGCTCTAGTTTTATCTGCGTTTGTAATCGCTTCGATTTTATAAGATAAAGTAAACATTTATAACTCCTTAAAGATTATATAGGTAAGTTATAGCCATAGGCTACATTCTTGATTGAAGAAGCATCAGGAGAATCCATAACAGCACGCATTGTAGAAACGATCTGAATAGCACCTGAAGCGATGTCCTTATCGCTTTCAACGGTTATTTGACGTCTCAAGTATTGATACCATGAATCAGTATTGAATACTAAGAATCCTGTCTTATCTTTAGTAGCATTGTCATAAAGGCCTGAAGCATTCATATCAGCACCCATAAAGCGAGACATAACAATAGGAATACCTGCAAGGCTAGCAAGTTGACCTGTTAGAACTGTTGCTTGTGTTCCAAACTTCTCAAGTGTTACAACCTGTTCAAGTTGTAAGAAGTTCGCTACAAGTGCCTCTGGAGACACAACACAAACTTTATTTCCTACAGCCAATTCTCCAAGTTCTGAAACAACAGACATGAATTCAGCAAAGGTCATGGCAGTACCACCGATATCAACATCAGAAGACTTATCTTTAGCAGCTGCACGCATTCCCAAGAACAAACGTCGATGATCAGCACTAGAACCAAGTCCGCTAGCACCCCATCTTTCTCTGATATTCCAGTTTGCGATATCATCTTGATGAGAAGCAGCAGAATCACCATTGATCATAGCATCTTCAAAAGCATCTTCTAGATCTTGAGCGATTTGACGAGACATAGCAGGAATGATCGCAAATGCAGAATCTTCTCCTGCTGCATCATCAATATTCATAAGAGTAGCTAGACCCTTTGCTCTAACTGTCTTCTGTGCTGTTTCGATGGTGGATGCTTGATACTTTGCAAGATCATCTGTGATTTGACCTTTGATATAAGGACGACCGCCTCTGTTCAACTTTGGAATAAGAAGGGTTTCTCTTTCCATTTGTACAGAAGGCAACAAAGCACGAAGACCACGAGGAACTTGAAAAGTTTGGTACAAGTCTGTAGAGAATTGATCAGGAATCCACTCAGCACCTACTCCTGCGTTATCTGTGAATGCCTTATTTACAGAGTCTTTCATGAAAGAAGGAGCCTTTTGAAGATGGTTATACAACTTCATATCTGCTTTAGGAGTATGAGGATCACGCATCATCATACGAGCAAGTGATCTTTGTTGTACCATTTCACATAGATCAGCATGCCATTGGTTTGCATAAACATCAGCATCTAGAAGACCTTTTTCCTGAATATTTACTCGACCTTGACCCGTAATATTCTTAGAAACTGTTGCTGTATTCCATTGTACAGAACCATCTTCTTTTGTGTATTGCTTTAATGCATGATCATTGTTTCCAACTTCAGGCTTAACAACAGCTGTTTGACCTTCAGCAAGTAACTTTTGAGCCTTCTTAAGATCTTTGACCTGATCCTCGAAGTTTCTCAAACGATCGTCTGTGTTTTTTTGGTGTGAAACAATGCCTGCTATAAGGCGTTTTGCTTCTTCTATTTTGGTGTTCATAGGTTACTCCTATTTTGACGTTAAGATATAGGCAAATGCCTCTATTAAATCATTAAAACTTTTCTCTTCTACTTCTTCCTCTTCTTTCTCTTCATCATCGTGATAAGATTCTGTTTCCTCATCTTCCATATCTTTTTCATCTTCTTCAGACTCCATCTCTTTTTCTTCTTCTTCTTCATCCATAGCCTTTTCTTCTTCCTCTTCCATTGCTTCCTCTTCCATCTCCATTTCAGGCTTTGCAAACTCAACGATATAACGATCGTCTTCTTCTCTTACACTCAAGATATGTTTATTTACAATAAGGCTATCCTGGATAACTTCTTTTACTTCTCTAAGAATCTCTTCTTTCATTGCGTTATAAAACTTTTGCTCTAACATTGTAGCTTCTCCATTTGCGGGAATTGTTACGATTGAAACCTCTAACAGTTCTGCTTTGCTATAATACATGCCTCTTTGACCATAATATTTATTGTCTTCAGGAAGCTCTGATCTTGACTTGCTTTCAAGAGGTCGAAAACCAACAGAGACAGCATTCATGAATCCTGCTTTGACTTTTCTTTCAACTTCTTTTGCTCTTTCATCTTCTTTATCGAATTCCACGTCAACAATAAGTTTATCATTTCGGACGTAAACATCACCCCTCGCTATCGGTAGTTGGTTAGAATCATGGTTAAGTAAAATAACATTATTGCGTTTATAGTTATCTAATACCCACCCCTGTACATCGATGATGTCACCATAGCGATCAGGAGTAGCGGAAGATGCAACAAATGAAACCTTCTCCTTTGTACTGGGAGCAGGTTCTGTTCTCTTCATAATATAGGTGTAT